TAGTAGTGAAGAATACTATGGAAGTAGATATGCGCTAACCAGTAGTCAACCGGGCGGCACATCGGATTGTTACAGTCAAGGTGCACCAAGTGCAGGATTTTTAGGCAATCTGAGCCATGCCATGGGCTCAGGGTTTGCCGGCGATCTTATTAGAGAAAGTACTGAATTGACTCGACGTGGCCAAGCCTTTAGAGATGTAGGCACAGTGGTCAACGAATCAGATCAAGTGTATGCTATTTTTAATAACAGTGCTGAAATTTCTGTTGGGCCAAGAAGTGCAACTTGGTACGGCTTTCAGAGATTTAGTTTAGGCAAAGGCTATGTCACAGTTACTACTAAAAATGCAGGATATAGTAATACTAGATACGGTCGCGTCAGCTACAATGCCAAAACAAATCAGCTGTGCATTATAGAAAGCAACGGTAGTTATGTTCACAAACCTGTGGTTTACAACAATGTACCAAGATTAAGTCAGTACTCGAATAGAGAATTTTTTGGAACCACTGAGCAATTAGCAGCCTTTACACAAGCCACTTCCAGCAATCTGTACACATATTTTAACACTGCGGCAAACTACAGTACTGCGTATGCGGCAAGTACTGGAGTCCCAACTAATAACGGAACCGAAGACAACTACCGGGGCATTCCTGTGATGTGCGACAATGGAAAAATTGTTTTTGTTAACATGATACCTAGTTATGGATTTTGGGTACACCGATGGGGAACAACTGGCTTAGCAGAAGGTGCAATTGTAAGTCAAAGTAATACCACCAGCTATGGCATTGACCAAGGTGTGAATTATGGTATTAGATTTGTAGTCAGTTCAGACGGCAGATATGTCATGGCGTACTGTGCAAGTTACTACTACCAAGCTGGAATTTACTGTGCATTGATCCGAGTAAGTGATGGCAAAACAATTTATGATTTTGAACATCCCAATAGTCGTGGCTATCAGTTTACACCAATTGGCAAAAGCGATTTCATGTGTCAAAACGGTGCAAATGCAAACGGCGGAGCAGGCCTGTATTTCCAGCACATTGCCAGTGATTGGTTGATGAACACCACTGCTGATTCTGCTAGGGCCAATATGGTACGAACTCAAGCCACTGAAATTATTGGCAGTAACTACAACAGTACAGACTATCCGTGTATTGTGCCGTTAATGTACGACACAAAACCATTCAATGATTTATAAAACAGGACAATTATGAAATATCTCACATTCGACCCGCTGACTAACGAAGCAACTAATTTTTTCGATGCTGAGTCAGACGCACACACCACCAGCTATGCATATCCATACAATCCAGCAACAGAATTGTTGGCCACCTTGAAGTTGATTGACGGCGTAGTTGTACACACAATGCCAGGCAAAACATTGGATCAACAAGTTACAGAATACAACTCAGCTAAAGAAGCGGATTCTTTGCAAAAATATAAAGAATCCAGAATTCCGCAGATCAAGGCTAAGGCTGCTGAAAAGATAATGGCCCTGGACTGGCAACTAGAAAGAGCCAAAGAACAAGATCAGCTTGAAAATACAACTTCTCGAGTACTTGAAGTGTTACAAGCTAGGCAAGCAATACGAGATGCAAATAATGCGTTAGAAGCTGAAGTATTGGCGTGTACAACACGCGAAGCAATTGATGCAATTGACATCAAAAACTTTTAAATTACAAATCAGCACTAGCAACAATAATTTAAGCTAAATAACATTAATAATATTTGGAGAAGTCATAAATGGCCAAAAGTCAGATTAGAAGCTACGTTTTTACCCCAGGTGTCGCTGGCGTAGGTACTATTAAAGTTCCGGGTAAACTTGACCTTAATCAGTTGTTGATTATTACAAACACCACCCGCAACGTTATTCTTTATAACTTTGCAGACACAACAAACGCTAGCACAGCAATCAGTTTTAGCAGAGCAAATAGTACGGACTTTCCACATGCATTAGACAGCACTGACGGCATTACCACTATTACATTACAAGTTAATACCGCTAGTCATAACGCTAACGATACACTTCAAATATTCTACGAAAAACCCTGGACAGATGTACGTTTGCCAGAAGTTGGTACAGATGCGTTTGAACGTACTCGTGTATCACAGCCCTTGTCCATGCTGGACGCTGACTTTGAATACGGATTACAACCTACCAAGTGGCAAGCAGTTAGTTTGATGCGTGGTTATCCAAGTATTTACGAACTTCCAGGTTCTGATGCAAACGTTAGTGCGGCTGTAACAAATGCTGCAACAGGCGAAAGTTTAATTACCATCACAACATCCAGCGTTCACGGATATACAGTTGGTCAGCCCGTCACAATTAAAGGTTTCAACACTGCCATTACTGGTTTTAGTCGTGCTGAAGGAAGTTTTATTATTTTTAGTGTGCCTACAACAACTACTTTTACCTATTATGCTAAGGCACAAGTTGGTGTTACAAACGGCGACAATTTATTCAGCCCAATTATTCAACTACGTAAGGGTGGTTTTTATACTGGGTCACAAGTAAGTGCTCCACAGTTCACATACAGTGCAGCCGCAACTCCTGTGATCACTGTTACATTTCCAGCTGCCCACGGCTTTTTACCTGGCGACACAATTATAGTATCAACTACTAGTGACTCAGGCGACACACTGAATCACAAATTTGCCGGCGGCCCGTTTTTTGTTGAAACAGTTCCAACATTGACAACACTTACATATACCGCCAGAAGTGCTGTGGTTATCACAGGCACAATTGGTGGTATAATTTACGCTCGTCCTGATGCTTATTTCTTACATCGTCCATTGGATGGCGGTGTTATTCTAAGCACAGGAAGTCCAAGCTACGGTAGTCATGCAATTCGTATGAGCAAGAAATATATTCGTTATCAATCTGGTAAAGCCATTAACTACAACACAGGCGCATTGTTTGCTCCTAACTATGACATCAGAAGTGTAACTGCATCTGGTACAACTGTTGGCAGCATTATTACTATTATCACAGATGACGTGGATCATTCATGTCAGATTGGCGCAGGTATAGAACTTCACGGAGTACTTACCTCGGGCTATGATGGCTCATACACAGTTACCAGTATTGTGGATGAAAGAACATTGACAGTACTGGCCACCCAAACACTAGGCGCAACAACTACAGATTTGGCCGGACCAAGTTTCATGGTGGTTAAAAACTGGACTGGTGCGATTGTTCGTGCAGGCACATTTGACGACCAAAACGGACCTTACTGGCAATACGATGGCCAGACATTGGCAATTGGACGTCGTTCCAGCACATTCCAAGTATCTGGAACTATTGCAGTCTCTCCAGATAGCAATATTCTTACTGGAACCAACACTCGCTTTATTGCCCAGTTGGCAGCAGGTGACCGTGTGGTTGTTCGTGGTATGACTCACGTGGTCAGCCAAGTTAACAGCGATACACAAATCACAGTTACTCCAGACTATCGCGGTGTTAACACCGCATCTGGTATCAAGATGGCTCGTGTGGTTGACTACACTGTTCCGCAAAGAGAATGGAATGTGGATCGCTGTGACGGCACTGGCGGAGTGCATAACCCCAGCGGTTTTAACATTGATGTGGGCAAGATGCAGATGATTGGCTTGCAGTGGACATGGTATGGTGCTGGTTTCTGTGACTGGATGATGCGTGGCCCTGATGGACGATACATCACTGTGCATAGATTGCGTGGTAACAATTTAAATAGAGAAGCTTATCAACGTTCAGGTAACAGCCCAGTTCGTTATGAAGTCATCAACGAAGGTGCAAAGAGTGTGTTGACAGAAGCAATGACTGACAGTCAAACAACTATTCCAGTATCTGATTTGACATATTTCCCAACAGCTGGCACTGTGTACATTGACAACGAACTAATTAGATACACTGGCAAAAGTGCCAGTGTTAATGCAGGCAACTTGACAGGTGCAGTTCGTGCCACAACATTCACTCACTTTGTTGCAGGTTCTGCAAGAGCATACAGTGCAGGTGTTGCCGCAACGCATGCCAAGTATGAAGGTGTATTGCAAGTTGCTGCCACAGCAACTCCAAACATCAGTCACTGGGGTAGTGCTTATATTCAAGACGGTGGATTTGACCAAGACCGTGGATATTTGTTCAACTATCAAGCCACAAACTTGTTGGTATCAACAACTAAACAAACAGCTTTCATGATTCGACTGGCACCCAGCGTGAGCAATGCTCTTATTGGCGACTTGGGTGATAGAGAACTGATTAACCGTGCTCAATTGTTATTACAAGCTCTTGAAATTACGTCCGACGGTTACACCGGCACAACTCCATACACGGGTGGTATTGTTATTGAAGGTGTGCTGAATCCACAAAATTATCCACTCAACGTTTCTGACGTGGCATGGAACGGATTACAAGGTGCAGGAGCTGGCGGATTGCCCAGTTTCTCACAAGTAGCAAGTGGCGGTGGTATTGTTTGGGCCAGCGGTGCAACGCAGACCACAAGTTCTATTACGTCAGTGGCGTTTCCAACTGGAACACTTAGCATTGAACTAATTCCTGGTAACAGTAATTCCGTTCTTAGCGGGTATCCGTACTTGTTTATAACAGCAGCCAATTACTCAACATATATTGCAGCTGGGCTACAAACTGGGCAACCTATTACAGGATCAAACATACAATCTGGTACTGTTATTAACTCAATAAACTTCTGGGGCAGTTTCAGTGGTACACAATACTACTACATAACATTGAGTAAAAACCCAAGCGGTTCAACTGCTGGTGCCACAACATTAACATCGACAATCAGCTATCCTCTTACAAGAACTTCACTAATATTCTTCACCAAAGCAAGCTGGGAAGCAACTTCTGCTACCACAGGTACTGAAGTCAACGTTGGCGGTATTTTTCCAGGTGGTACGTTTGTTTCATCAGTGACCTTGTCCACGTATTTTGCAACACAGTATTATCGTGTGACGTTTAACCAGACATCGGATACTACAACAATTACCGCTGGTTCAACCACAGTAACATTCAAGTTTGGACAACCCCCATACGCACAACCAGGCGAGCAGATTTTCTCGTTTATTGCTGCCCCAGGTTCTACCAATTCACTGAATCTAAGTCCGTTGAAAGAACTTACAAATACCACATTGGGTGGTCGAGGCACATATCCAAATGGTCCAGACGTGTTGGCTATTAATATCTATCGTGCTTCAGGTTCAGGAACTATTCCTTGTAACTTGGTGTTGCGTTGGAGTGAAGCGCAGGCTTAATTCAAACAGTACCCAACAAAAAAGCCGCTTGATGCGGCTTTTTTGTTTTATAAGTTATCTATTAAATCTATCACAGTTTGTATTTTGGTTTGAATGACTCGATTACGCAGACTTAAATCGAGTCCTCGGTGTACGGGTTTAGGAAGCCGATCCAAGCTGAACCAGCCCCAGGCACTGTGTTCGTCACTTAGAATAGGAATAAATTCTTCTTCCACAACACAGAAGTACGTGTGAAAGTTAAACACACTGTCATTGCTGGTGAATTTTTCTAAAGGTAGCGTTTTATTAATGTAAGGAACTTTTCCTATTTCTTCTTCAATTTCACGCTGAAGACCTTGCCAAGGAGATTCTCCAGATATATTAGTACCGCCCACTAGTCCCCAAGTGCCTACATGTTTGCCGTGTGCTTTTTGTAGTAATAAAAATCTTTGAGTTGATTTGGCACAAAACAATGCACCACTGCATATGATTTTTTCTGTTATAGTTCTATCATCCATTGGCCGGCCTTATATTCACCTTCAAAGCTCTTGACCCAGGAAACTCCGTTCCATGCGTACTGAACTCCAGTGTATATATTCGTCTGCCATACCATGGTGTCTGCTTCTTGAATGCTGTTAAAAATTACTTGCCATGCTGTGCCACTCCATTCGATAATATCGTTGGCATGTGCCACAAAATCAACATTTGCAGTGCTTTTCCAAGCATCGGCACCGTCTGTATTGATCACACTGCCGATATCTTCTATTATTAAATAACGTCGACCAGCTGCTAATGCACCGTATCGAGAAACAAATTTTGCATCACTGGGCCCAGTAACCAGTGGGTCCATGATGGCATCGAACGTGCCCGGACTACTGGCTCTGTGACACCCGCCTAAATTGTATCCAATATCAGTATCCAAGTATCCATTACTATCTATGCCGGTGTTGGTAGTAAGTGTATCAGTATCCCATGACACATTAAGTAGTGTATTATCCAATGGGTTGATCAATATAGTACCTATGACACTTGATCCGTTGGGCTGCGTTAAAAACAATCTACTGGAACCAGCAACATACTGCTGAGGAAATTGTTCAAACAGCACTAGCCAATTGATAGCTGGCCCTTGTTTAACCGGCAATTCTAAAAGATTGTTTTTAGGTATTGCATTTTCACTCGAAGCCATTAATCTAACTTCGCCACCGTATACTTGAATTCCAAAGTTACCGCTGGTAGTTTCGGTTATTCTTGTCAGCTCTGTTGATAATGTTATTGTTGGGCCAGCAAGATCTTGCCCTAGGCCATCTATGTATCCACTTGGGCTTGTGTTTGAATCTTGATAAAAACTTGTGATAATTTTGGTAATAACGCCAAGGTGTTTGACTTTAGCAGGCGGACTAATCCAAATTGGAGTTACTACTGTTAGTGTAGCTATGTCAATAGGAGTATCAGTTCCTACTGGAACAGTTCTACTGCCCCATTTTACATCAGTTAATTCTAAGGTGGTTAAACTGGTCCAATCAATGTAATTGTCAGTTGTTTGTAGTTCCAAACTAGGATTAAACAACACCAATAGCTGTTCCATGATTTGTAATTTCTGGTCAGTATTGGCGGCCCATATATCTACTTTCATTGTCAGTTTGAATGGAGTTGGCATCACACGTTCAACAGTATAATTACGGCCCTGGCTTTGATTATACGTGTCATTCCCAGTTGCTGTGTCAACTTGGATTCCACGTTCTCTAAAGTGTACTTTTCCTACAAAACTTGAATCGCTAAGTCTATTACGATCCAAACTTAATTCGCCGATATACACAGAAATTCTAGGAACACTATTAACTTTGTTTTCACTATTTTGCCTTATGATACTGGCAACTTGTCTGTCAGCATCACCATACATAACCGGAATACGTACTAGTGTACCGTCGCTGTATTTGACTACAAAATTACTGAACACCCGAATTGTTTGTGTTAGATATCTACGTATTTGACCATCGTAAAAATGTTGCATTATAGATCTGCCTTGGGTTTAAGTGCCTTAGAGAGACTTTGCCTCTCTTCTTCGCGTACATTGTATAGC